AAATAATCTTTTGATAGGTGTGCATACCTATTTACTATATTGAAGTCGGACCACCCACCAAGATGTTGTAACGTATGTAAAGGAGTACCGTTTTGTACATGGTGAGTAGCCCAAGTATGTCTGATGTCATGCCATCTAAATCCATTAAGACCAGCTCTATCTAATGCACTATACCAAGCCGTGTTAGAAGCTCTGTTCATTTTTCTACCAGCATAGGTGAAAACATAAGGGCTAGACCTATCAATTGATTCTAAGAGCTCTCTGCATTTAGCATTCAAAGGCACTGATAAGCCTCTACAAAGGCACTGATAAGCCTCTACCATTTTTAGTCTCAGTTCCATCTATTGATATCTGATCTTGTTTTATGTCTGCCCATTTAAGATTAAAGCAGTTGGACATTCTAACCCCAGTGAGGAGTGAAAATATAAATGGTTTCTGCAAATGAGGGGGGAGCTCTTTTTGCAATTTTTTTATATCTTCAAGAGTAAAATATTTATTTCTTTTAGGGGACTCTTTTACTCTTTTTATAATGGGCTTAGTGTCCAACCACCCTAACTCTTCATATGCATACATAAGTATTGCACGGAAGTAGTTTAAATATCTGTTGACTGTTCCTGGTGCTCCTTGAATACCAGATCTAGCCGCAGCTATTTGTTCTTTAGTAATATCTTTAATGTCCATGTTTTCAAACAATGGCTCAAAGTATTTTCTATAGGTAAAATCATTCTTACCCATTTTATTAAATCTATAATATTGTTTAATTGCGTCAGTTAATGTTTTCATTTTTTATTTTTTGCAACTAATATTTTTTCATGCTGAGTCCATATTTTTTTAAACTCAGGGTCTTGTGATTTTTTTTTAGCTTTTTTTATTGCGTTAATTTTTTTTGTTAAACCATTCATTGTTTTCCCCTATTAAATATTCTGTGTATACATTATAAACATGTATTACACACTATTGTCAATAACATATTTTTTAAATAGGTTTATAGGAATAAGGCAAGCTTTTTTAGTTTGAGTGTCTCCCTCTCCCAAAACATCTTTAACCTTTATATTATTTAACAAAATACATTCTAATATTTTCTTTGGTTTTATCCACAAGTTTTTTACGCCAGTGTGTATGATCCAGTAGTCAGCCTCAGTAGAAAGCAAGGCAGATGGTTTGCCAAACATATACAGCTCAATAATAATGTTGCCAGTCTCTTGGCTCTTGTAGTCAACCTTAACTTCTACTTTAAGATTTTTCTCTGGTATGAATATATCGTAAGGTTTAAATTTTCCTGGTATTAAAACAGCACTAGGATACTTCTTATGAATTGATTTTAAGATCTTGTTTTCTAACTCTTGCCCAGTCAGAAGATCTTTTTGAAAAGCTCTACTCGAACTTGTTTTTAATTTCTGCGTAGTCATTTTCAGACATTATTGACTGCACTGATATATCATTAAACTTGTGTTTTGACTCAGCTATCTTGTTCAATAATGCTATGCATTTATGATCTTGTGGATACATTTCTGATTGATGGGTAGCGACTTGAGTTATTCTTTTTATCACATCGCCAACAGTCAAGTTGTCTATTGTTTTCAATTTTTGTAGTTCCCTCCATCTATCTTCTTGAGAAGACACCTGCCTTATTTTATAACCTTCAGCGGCATTCTTGATGTTTATAATTTTTCTTTTTAATTCTGGAAGTTTATTCCACTGGCGGATTTCATCCTCGTGTCTACCACAAGTCTTACATCTAATATCGCCTATTGTTGTGGAGCAGACTCCACCATTACAGGGTGACCCTGATAGGGAAGACTCCCCTAATACAGATGAGAGCCTCTCAGAACCTGAGAGACTCGTTTCTAGTTTTGCATTCATTTGCTTTCTTTAGATGAACCAGCTCCATTTGTGTTCTTTGTATCTGATTCTACCGCATCTTCAGCTTGTTGTACAACCGTGTACTTCTCTGGGAGAAGACCCGTAAGCTGATTCTGATCAACTTGATTACCTAATTGTACAAGCCTTATAATTTCAGTAAGCAAAGGCATAATGTTGCTTGAATGAAAGTTAAGAACATTCAAACGATTAATTGCTTCTTTAGATAGGCTATCGACTTCATACTCTCTAGCCTCTCCATCCACATTTAAGGTGATATTTTTTACAGCCTCTTCACCACCAGGCGTTACAATTTTACCCATAGTTCCTCCTAAAAAGGTAAGTCATCTTCTGTGATGTCCTTTGGAAACACCTCATTAGATTTTGGTTTAATACTCTGACTATCTTTAGGTGTTATAGCAAAGCTTAAGGCTGGTGCTTTTTCTGGAGCACCTGGAGCTCTTCTCCACGCACTTACCCAAAAATCTACTCCATCCACATTAAGCTCACCCCTAAAGTCAGGATGTCTTTCAGTTTCTTTTTTATCGTTTTTCCAAATCGCACCACGATTTTTATTATCAAATTCTGCCATTTTATTTCTCCTTATCAGCCCAGTCATCTAAAATCTTGTTAACCATATAAGCAACTTTACGATCATAAAACCTATGACCAGCCTTTTTAGTGGCAGACACTAGTTTATCGTAAGTAGATTTATTAATCCTTGAACTAATTGATTTTTTTTCATTTTTATTAATAGTCATTTATTCCTCCAGTAGTTTGGTATAAATTCTGGTGTCGCCCTCTGACCTATAGCCTTCCATAATATCAAAAGGAATATCCTGATCCTTTACCAGTCTGGCGTAGTTTATTCGACCCCTAGCTTGTGTCATATGACATTTCACTCTTGAGGTACTAAATGCTCCTCCGTGCTTTTTTACAGCCTCGGCAGAAAGTTCTTTCTTTCTTTTATCAAGCAAGCTTTTCCTTTCGTTAAGCTCATTTAGTTCGGTAAGTACATCTGCTAATTGTGATGTATTGTCATCATCATCAACAGGTTTGTAGTTGACTCCTGGTTCTTGTTTTGTTTCTGACCACATAGCAATATATTTTGGATCTTTAGACGCATCTGCATACCAATCCATAAATTCTTTTGCTTTTGGTATATATATATCAGCCCATCTAGGATCTCTTTCAACCCATTCTTGATAGTGTTCATGCTCATACCATTGAAAAAACAACATTTCATCTATATCCATGCACTCCATACCCATTTGCATTTGATGCCAATAGTTTCTTTTTTGTTCTTGTACATTTTTGACGGGCTTTGTTTGTGGGCATTTAATTTCTACAGCAGAAACTTTTCCATTTCTACCAGAAACAATTACTCCATCTGGAGACATTCCCAACCAATCATGTTTTGGATGCACAACAAAAGATGGTTGTGTAATTTTGTAGCCCATGCTTTTTAATTGTTCTAAAGCAACTGGCTCGTGGTCACTACCATATGTTATTGCAAACATAGCTCTTTGATCAAAAGGGTCCTGAGACAGGTTGTGAGCCTCTCTGTAGATATCTCTACCTAAAGCCTCCCATTGGTCTCCTTTTGCCCACATACACTCTTTAACGGCACGAGGTAGCCTCGTTCCTGTAATTCTATTTTTTCTTTGATCATGCCACTCAGGCGTTCCTTGCTTAATCATTTTTATAAACCTTTGTAAAAGCTAGTATAAGTTGCTTCTTGGTTTCATCGTCACCACTAAGGTTGGCTACCTTTTCATACTTTTTATAAATTTCTTTTGCTTTTTCCTTGTTTGCACATGCTTTAATTTCTTTAGTAAAGTCCTCAACCATGCTTGTTGTTTCATCTTCCTCTTCCGCCGGAAAGCTCTGATCAATTCCTTCAAGCTCAGGCTCAACCACTCCCTCAAAGGGTACGCAGAATGTTTCTAACAGTGCGTTACGATATGCAAAAGATCTTGCAGATTCTAAATCTTTTCCCTGTTGGGACTTACTGTGTCCCACATAAGACCTATCTACAAAAGAACCATCTTCAGTACAAATAAATCTAAGGGTTCCAACAACTCTAGTTAATGTTGATCTACCATCATCTAGAAATTTAGTTGATACCTTAAGATCAGGCTGAACCAAAGTTAGAACATTATTGTCATGCAGTGGTTTTGAAAAAGATTGTATGATCTGATCAATACCCCTGTATTTATATTTTTGAAATGTATTAACGCCCTCTTTTGCAATTGGGTTTTGATACATGTAGTTTTGCACATTTTTAAGTGCTGTATATATTTTTTGATTACTCATATAAACCTCCTGCATGAATTGTAAACTTTTATTAATTTAAAAACAATACTTTACAATGATTAATAATTAAAGTTAATATACGCAAGTGAGGGAAAAATATGTCGCTTGAATACATTACAAAAGTTTTACGGGTTGAGGTTAATTCAACACAAAAGCTATTGCTTATTGTTCTGGCTAATTACTCAGATGAGTTTGGTTGTTCTTATCCCTCCCATAAAAAGTTGACTGAACTTACTGGGCTTTCCCTCACAGCTATAAAAGATAATCTAAAGAAACTTAGAGACATGGGTCACATAGAATGGGACCAAAGAAAAAATACTAGCAATTATTACAAAATACTAGGGGGGTCGGCAGACGCCTATGGGGGGTCGGGAGGTGGCTACAATACTAAAGCTTATACTAAAAATGAATTTATATTAGATATTGATTTGATAAATGAAATTTTTAAAAGCAAATGTGATCAAGCATTTTATGTTCATTCACAAAACGCTCACAAATATGTAGTGCCTTATAAAAAACTAAAAGAAATAGCTAAATCAAAAAAAGGATATGTCTCTCCTAAAACGGGGAGAAAAATAGATTTCACATCAAATGATTTTTGGGAAGCATATTTTGAAATAGCTAACTCAGAAGGTCATAAGAAATGGATAAGATCTTTTTGGAATGGAAAGCCAACACTTGGAACAATGCTAGGGATTAACCAGTTTGACGCAATTATAGAGAGGAGACATGGATAAAGAAATATATGAACTGGAAGCAAATTTATTAGGGGCTATGGTTCTTGATCATAAGAGGTTTATGAAAGCACAAGAGGAGGGACTCTTGCCAGAAGACTTTGAGAACAGCTCGTATAAAAAAGCATATGAGGTAATGATAGACAACCAAGCATCAGACATAGTCACCTTGAGAAACAATATAAGCGATGATTTTGTTTTTGATGATATAAGACAGGCATCAGCTTATTGTATTAGTGCGGCTGGATATACACATTGGATTAAAGCAATGCATGACAAAACCGCTAACAACAAGTTGATGCAGCTTTCCTTGAAGATACCTGAAATAGTAGAAGACAAAATAACAATTGAGCAAAAGGTTGATCAGGTTAATCAATTGCTGATTGAAAACAAAATTACAAAAAATACTGAGTCACCAAAATCAGTTAAAGATATTTTGTCTGTTGTAAAGCAAGAGCTACAAGACGCTAATCTTATTGAACAAAAATTAATAAAGACAGGTTTTCATAATATAGATTCAAGGTTAAATGGTTTTAAAGATGGTGATCTTATTATTGTTGCTGGTAGACCAGGAATGGGTAAAACAACATGGGCTTTAAATATTGCAACAAACAATATACTTAAGGGCAAAACAGTTTTAATTTTTTCATTAGAGATGACTAACGAACAGTTGATTAAAAAAATAATTAGCTCAGAGTCTAATCTTTCAATGAAATCTTTATTAACAGGAAATCTTACACCAGATGAATGGAATAAGTTTAATGATATTGAAAAGAAACTATCTGATTCAAATTTATATGTGTATGACAAGTCACCAATAACTATTGAAACGCTTGTAAACAAAACAAAAGCAATACAATCTATCAAAGATATAGACCTAATAGTCGTTGACTACTTGCAATTACTTATGACTTCTAATAAAGCACCAAGTAATTCAGATAGCAGGGCGGCTTCAATGACCTATATCTCCAATCTTCTGAAGGGGCTGGCTAAAGACGTTGGCTGTCCAGTAATCTCGTTGTCTCAATTAAATCGGGGTGTGGAGGCGAGAGTGGACAAACGACCAGTCCTTTCAGATTTAAGAGATAGTGGCTCTATAGAACAAGATGCTGACATGGTTATAATGTTATACAGAGAAGAATATTATGATTCTCTAAACACAGGACTGGCTGAAGTAATTGTTAGAAAAAATCGCCTAGGTGAAACGGGTGACTTTAACTTAGCCTTCGATGGAGCTACATCAAAATTTTTAGACCCCGAAGAGGAGGCATTCGGGAAAAAACAAACAAGGAAAAAAGACTATGGAATCATCTGAAAACTTTCATCAACAGCTAAGAGATATAATACCAACTATATCAGAGGCTAGGGTAAACGTACTTAAGGCAGAGGTAAATCTCAAAAGAGTATTCTGGGTAGAGCTATGCCAAGCTAAAGACGATGGAGAAAGATCATACAACGCACAGAAATCAAAAGCTGAAGCTACAGAGTCGTATTACGAAGCATCAATGCTAGTGGCTAAAGCTAAAGCAAAACTAGATGCATTACAAACAGAAAAGTCTGCTGTAGATATGCAGTTTGAAGAGTGGCGTACAAAAATGGCTAACTTAAGAATGGAGAGAAATAGATATGGAGCATGATAACTTTAAAGATTTTTGTAGAATGATGTATGAAGAGTGTAAGTCTGAAAGAAGAAAGTATAATGAAGATCAAATAGATTTTGATCAATATGTTTTACAAAACAATAAATTTTTAGTTAAAGAATATGCAAGGCAGAGCACCAAATAAAAAAGAAAAACAATGGATGGATTCTATATCTAACTTTGGCTGTATTGTCTGCAAACTTTTTTATCAATGCAACAGCCCAGCAGAGATACATCATATTGATGGTAAAACAAAACCTGAAGCACATTTTAAAACACTGCCACTTTGTTACAAACATCATAGAGAAGGTGTTAACAATGATATGTATGTTTCAAGACATCCTTTTAAAAGGGAGTTTGAGAAGAGATATGGCAATCAATACAACTTATTAGAAAGGTTGAAAGAGTTAATTGAAAATGATTAAGGTGCATCTATGACAAACAGAGAAAGGCTTGGCTCTTGGCATGGTGGAAAGGGAGATAGAGACAGGGTATCAAATAAAAAAAAATACAATGAAGGATATGAAAGAATTTTTGGTAATAAAAAAGAAAAAAGGAAAGAAAAATGTCAGCAACAAAAAAACAAGTAGGCGGGACCCATTACAAAAAATATAAAATACAACCAGTAGAGTTTGCTCAAGTCAATGAACTTAATTACTGTGAGTCTAACATTATCAAATACGCTGTTAGGCACAAGGATAAGAACGGCATAGACGATGTTAAGAAAATAATTCATTATGCAGAACTACTGCTTGAGCTTGAGTATTCTGACAAGTGAAGCATGTTGATCAAACAGGTCAAATAGATACGCTACGCTACGCCAATCAAATAAGTTTACTAAAAACTCATCAAGAGAGAATTAACTATATGTCTGATATAGATGAAAACTTTCATGATTTGGTGTATCTTTTAAGTATGCAGATGGCTATTCCTAAAACCATTGCGAACCTTCCAACTCGGGAAGAAAGAAAAAAAGCATGGGAAGAATTGCCAGAACATAATAAAACCATGAAGGGTATGAAAGACATGGTTTATCATAGAGTGATAAGGATATTTAGAAAAAAATGAAAGGCGTAAATCATTACAAAAAAGATGGAACTATTTACAAAGGCGGAACGCATAAAATGCCAGATGGCTCTTTGCACTCTGGAGCAAGACATAGTTCTAGCAGCGTAAGACTTTTTCATTTTGGAGAACTGTCAAACAAATCTAAAACAAAAGCAAAAAATTCTTGGAGGAAAAAATAATGGGCTATGGCAAAAAAATGGGTTATGGAAAACCAAAAAAAAAGAAAACTAAAAAAGGTAAAAAGAAGTAATGCCTTTTAAAAAGTATTCTCCAAAACAAAAAAAATTAGCCAAGGTTGCAAAGCCTAGAAATAAAATAACAGGTGCTGATTTTAAAAAAATGAGAAAAGGAAGTGGTAAGAAAAAGTAGCAAGCCTACAAAGAAAAAGTCTACGGTCAATTCTGCTGGCAACTATACCAAGCCAGAAATGCGTAAAAGATTATTCAATCAAATTAAGGCTGGGTCAAAGGGTGGTAGAGCTGGTCAGTGGTCAGCAAGAAAAGCACAAATGTTAGCCAAAAAATACAAAGCAAATGGCGGGGGTTATAGAAAATGATTGGAAGATTATTTGATAAGTTTATAGAGTGGTCACTAAACAGACATGAACAACGAATAATGAAAAAAGAAACTCAAAAAAGAAAAACATCTAGAGTTAGAAGAAAAGCAAATGCAAAAAGAAAAGCAATTAAAAAATAATTACACTTATTTAACATTATGCCATTAAAAAAATCACAGAAATCACTTAAAATGTGGACCAAGCAGAAGTGGCGAACTGCTAGTGGAAAGAAATCTAGTAAGACTGGCGAAGTCTATGCTCCAGCAAGAACAATAGCAAAACTTAAATCTACAGCTAAAGGTAGAAAAAAGTTAGCACAGGCTAATCGGGTAAAAAGAAAAGCAACCGCAAAAGGTAAACAGCATGCTAGACACGGATTACACAAGGGGAGGAAAAGATAATGGCAACAACTAAAGACACAAAAAGAGTCTCTGGTGGTGTTATGTATCGAGGTAAGAAATATCCAGGATTTAACAAGCCAAGAAGAAACACAGGATCAAGCAAGCACAAAATGGAAGTGCTAGCAAAAAAAGGTAATGAAATTAAAGTTGTCAGATTTGGGCATAAAGATTATGGGCATAATTATTCTAGTAAAGCTAGGAAGTCTTATCTTGCACGATCCGCAGGAATCAAAAACAAATCAGGCGGGCTTACAAAGAATGATAAGTTCTCTGCGAACTATTGGGCGAGGAAGAAGCTCTGGGCTGGATCGGGGGGAAGTAAAAAAACTCCACCTAAAAAATGAAGGTATATTATGGGTCAATAACCCAAGACGAACAACAACCACAACAGTTTCTAATAATCGCTGAAGACCACCAACAAGCACAAAGAATCTTAGATGATATAGGGCTTGATCTTATAGGTGAACTTAATGAAGTTTTAGTTTACGATGATCATGATATAACTTATCATTGATTACTATGAGTAAGAAAGAAGACCTTATACAAAGGTTTCAGCAACAAGGATATGACAGGGTAAGCCTAAGATGGGTGCCAAAGAATCCTTATGGAAAGAAACATAAAGTAAGTGGATGGATTTATCCAAAGAATCCTTATGGAAAGAAACATAAAGTAAGTGGATGGATTTATAAACTTAGTGGTGACAGTGAATGGTCTAAACTAGGCAACAACTATGAAGATGCTTTTAAAGAGATTGACTTAATATAGATTTACAATTGCATCAGATACAGAAGCGATAGCCACCATAGCTTTTTTAATATCATCTTGATTTAAATCTTCTGGGTAGCCATTAAACAACTTACCGTCTTGATAGATTTTTTCTTCTTGATCTTTCAGCTCTCTGGCTATTTTTATAATTGCTTCTTTTACTAACATAGGAACCCTCTATCTTATCAAAAAGAAAAATGAATAACAGTCTTGACATTTCAAAAAGACAAAAAAAAGCGGAGTAATTACCCCGCTTCTTCAAATCATAGGTTACTTTTTCTTTTTATACTCCTCCTCGTATGTAGTAAACCTTCTTTTACATACCAGACATTCCCGTCTGCGTTTGTTAACTGATCCGTCAACATACTTGCGTACATCTACAACTCTGGAGTTGCCGCCACATTCTGAACAAGTCATTACGCCACCTCCCATGGTTCGTAGTTTTGAAGCTCGTCTTCATAATAGTATTCCATGCTCCAAACTGTTCTGGCATCCCACTTACAAGAAAAAACACCAGAGTCTTTAAGTTCATGAAAAAGCTTCCAAAACTTTTTAGACCTATTTTGAACAACAGAGCTTCCAAAGTCTGAACAAACCATATGTGCAATTTCTCTTTTGTTCTGGGCATCTAAGAACTTTACTATTCTGTGCCTATCTTTCCAATCTATTGGTATGATCTTGTTGGTAGAACTTATGCCAAATTTTGACATATCGCCAGACACTGAAGCTAAACATAACTTTACCATTACGCCACCTCCTCTGCTTCAGCTTTTTTCAAACACTTATTGACCCAAGCTAAAGATTTTTTTTCAGCCTCAGCTTCAGTGTTTGACTCTTCATTGAAATGATCTATGTAATGCTCAGCCATATTGACCCAAGCTAAAGATTTTTTTTCAGCCTCAGCTTCAGTGTTTGACTCTTCATTGAAATGATCTATGTAATGCTCAGCCATCCATTCAATGCAGTCTTGTTTGCTTCCTGTCCACAGATTGCCATTGCTTAGGTACTGAACCTCCCAGAAAGGTTCGAACCCATCGTAGTCAGTGCTCATGCCATAGTGTGGCGTTCCTTTGTCAACAAAGTCTAACTCAAAACTTCCATCAATAATCATGCAACATCCTCCTCTGCTTTATATTCCCACATATCAACATCACCAATAAGCTTTCTGGAAACAATATCCTTCAAGTTTTGAGTCAACCAGTAAGCATCAGATTGGACCCAGTTATCATCCTCGCAGGATTGGTACCTGTAGCAACTGATCATGCCGTAGAGCTCCTTCTTGTTGACCCTAGGATATCCTTTGGTCTTAGCTTGGCATTGATTAACAAAGAGTAGGATCATACTCTCATCAAACTCGCCATCCTTGCCTTCAGGGTTCCATGTAAAGAAACCCTTCCAGCTATCTGGATATCTAGCCTGCAAGCTTTTGATATTCTCTCTGGCTAATATCTCAGCCGCCTCTTGCGGGGAAGAAAAAGAAATCTTCTCCCTAGTCACCATGTTATAGGCATGAGTCACAAGATCATCACTAGCCATTGGCACACTACCATTAGCAAAGAACTTACTCATCTCACCTATATGATCAGCATTACATAAAAACGCACTCATTATTTCACCTCCTGTAATTTCTTTTGTTCTTCACGAATCAAGTCAAAATAAACTTGTACCTTTTTGATTCTTTCAGAGTCAAGCTTGTCAAACTTCTTGTCATACTCAAGATCAATTTCGTGTATGCGATCTAGACATCTTCTTATGTTTTTATTTATTGTTTTCATTGTTGCACCTCCTATAATGCACTTGGTATTGTTCCAATTGGTTTTCCAAAACCTTCCCCGTACCATTCAGTAAATATTCGATCATATTGGTTTTCCAAGACCTTCCCCGTACCATTCAGTAAATATTCGATCATCTTCTTTTATTTCTTTTAAAGTCATGCCAAACATTTCTGCACATTCTCTTTGCCAAAAATCATGCAAATATTTACTTTGTTTTTTAGTAGGGCTTTTTTCTAGTTTAAATAATTTATAATCAACCCCATATTTTGTATGACATTCTAAAATGTATGTCTTTTTCATTTTCTTGAATTGCTTTTGCAATTCTTGTAAATTTTCTGTTGTCATTATTTCACCTCCCTGATTTGTTTGACTTCTTTGGTAATAGCATCTGCCCTACCCATTAAAAATAATTCATAAACCTTTTCTCTGTCTAGGCTGTCTCCACCGCCCCAAAGATTAGGAAAATTTGTTTTATACATTTTTGTATATTTACACGCCTCTAGGGGTGTTATGTCATCTCCACTATCACGATAAAAATCTAGAAAGTAAGAAACAAATTTAGAGTTCTGATTATGTAGGCTCATTATTCACCTCCTTGTGTTATTAAACCTTGTTCTATTAAATTAATTGCAGTTCTACCAAACCAGCCTTGAAGTTGCCAAGCCAGACCAGTGTCAACTAAGTGTTGCCATGCCTCTCTAACTTGATCCTCATGATCAGCTGGGATGAATCCCTCTGCAATACCTACAGCTGTGAAGTTATCCATTATTTCACCTCCTTTGATTTTGAATAATCAGTAGACTCAACTACTGTACAAATTGAAGCTGAATAAAGATTGTCTAGATCAAGCAATTTTTTGTATTCCTTGTCAGCATATTTTTTATCTTCGCAAAACATATAATGATCTTTGATCTTATCGCTATTTGGTATCCAATCACTCTTTCTTTCAGTCCAGACTAAAATATATCCATTCATGATTGCCCTCCAAAAGATAAAGCTATTGCAAGTGCCATTGATAATCCCACTGGCACACATATTATGATTGCGAATAAGATGTAAGTAAGTCTATCTCGTTTCGCTATTTCTTCTTTGTAAGTCATATTCCCTCCTTTGGTTTGTTTGACTAAGACTGCCATTGCTGGCAGTTTCGCTCATTAAGAGCTCATCAGTTAGCCTAAGAGTGATACCACATATCCCACTTCTGCACGATCTCATAAACATCGTACTCAGCATTATTCTGGATAGCTTCTTTAAGATCACCAAAGACTGCTGATCTATAATCCCATCTATCTGGTTTGTTGATGGTGTAGCCCTTATCCATGAAGTAAGCATAGTCTTCAACTAGACCATGATCCTTGGATAGTTCCTTGGTGATCCACTTGACCATGTCCATGGCTTGCTCATGAAATGATCTTTTGAGCTCAACATAGTTCAAGAAGTTAGTGTCCCCAAATTCAAGAACATCTGCTCCCTGTTGTTCAGCCTTGCCCATTATCTCAGTAGCAATAACCATTTCTCTTTCCCAAGATTCTTGGGCATCAGTTTTAGTATTTAAGTTTTTCATAGTCCCTCCTAATTTTGTTTGACTAAGACTGCCATTGCTGGCAGTTTCGCTCCCCGTAGGGAGTTTCGCTCATTGAGAGCTCTTCAGTTAGCCTAGAAATTTAGCGAGAAACGCCCATCATCTGACCACCAAGCAGATAATCTAATTTCGATAAGCTTGTCTTCCTTGCTTGAATATTCTTCAGCATCTTTGATCATATCTTTTACAATTTCTTTTGCTTGTTTTTTGGTTATGGTCAAATATTTGGTAAAGACATTTGGATAATATTTATCCTCATCGATAGACTCTTTTGTATATCCATCAGTCTTAATGTAAACGCAAACACTAATACATTTCTGCATTCTAATAATCTTGTCCAGTTCTTTTGGTGTGACATGAATTTGACCTGAGTTTGTTTTGACTAGTTCGTCAGGGTTCTCACCCCATCCTTTAGGCTCCATTCTTGTTGCTATTGCTTGTTCTATTCTTTTGTTTAATGCTTTCATAGTCCCTCCTAATTTTGTTTGACTAAGACCATCTCGATTCGCGGGGAAAAAAGATGGTTTCGACCAATCAGGTCTCATCAGTTAGCCTTGCACCTTTACAGGTTTACCTACAGTTGCTTTCCAAGAGATAGGATGCTTTCTAACTCCACTGTTGCCAATGTACTGATCAAGCACTGAGTCTAGCTCTTGCTTGTATTTCTCATGACCAGAATCAACGATCTCGTTTGCATGATCTATCCATTGAGCAAACTTCTGTTCAGGGCTCATAGCAACCCAACGCTTGTTATCTAAATATTCAAATACTCCTTCTAGCATTCCAACATATGTTGTACCGCTTTCTGGTTTCTTTCCATATGCCCATGCATACATCAAATTAATGCTGGCAAGTGTAGGCTTATCGTTTGCATACTTCATAGCTGTAGTCATTCTGATGTTGTTAGATGTTTGTTTTATTGTGTCCATAATTCCCTCCTTTTTTGAAATCTTTTGAAACAATGATTCCAAATATAAGGGGTACGATATGTAGTGTCAAGCATTTACCTGAAAATAATTGAAATTAATTTTTAGGGCTGTTGAGAATCATCTGCGTTTACTGTATCTTTTGTAAGTAATAAACCTATAGGAATTATGGAGCTAAAAGCATTAGAGATGAGACTTGATAACCTCGAAAAGAAAATGGAGGAGGTTCATAAGCTCACGTCTATTCTTCCCAGATTAGAAGAGAGAATGATCGCTCAGAAAGATGATCTACAAGATCATGAGTTTAGATTAAGAAGTCTTGAGCAGTCTCAATCAAAAGGCAATGTCTACATTGGGTGGATCGAAAGATTTGCTTGGGCTATTGTTGTTGCATTGGCTGGTAGTTCAATATTTTTTTAATATGTTTTTTGGTCAAAAAGAATACGATGCAGTCTTAGAAAGATTTGCATATTTACCTGAAGCCACTCTTGGCAAACTTACAGTAAAAGATCATGTATTTTGGATCGCGGAGCGTCCTTGGCGGGGAAATAAAAAAGAGGTCAGCTGCATACCAAATGGCACATATACTTGTAAGGCATACACAAGCAAAAGATTTGGAGAAACCTTTGAGATCGGTCAAACCTTTGAGATCACAGAGGTACCAAACAGAACCTATATCCTATTCCATGTAGGAAACTTTCCAGAGAAAGATAGTCATGGCTGTCTACTTGTAGGATCATCATTGATGGCTGGCAAGCCAGCAGTATCTGCAAGCAAGAATGCAATGGCTAAATTCAGAGAGGTCTTACAGGGTGTCGAAAGCTTCGATATCGAAATCAAAGACTCAACTCCATACGACTGGTCATAAGTCCAGAGTATGTAGAACTTGCAACATACGCAAGGACATAACCCGCTTCGAAATAACTAAAGGATATAGAGCCAGACAATGTCGCTCCTGCCGTCAAGCGGGGAAAAGAAAAAGAATGAGCAACTGCCCGTATTCTTACATAAACAACCTATATCACGGACTAGCATATAGAAGGAAAGAGACACACGACTTTACAGTAACAAAGGAAGACCTACATGAACTCTATGATCAGCAGAAAGGAATATGTGCATACTCTGGTGTAGAGATGACAAACATTAAAGACGGTGAAGGATATCATCTAACCAACATATCAATAGATAGGGTGAACAATGATCTTGGATATGTGAAAGAAAACATAGCTCTGGTTTGTCTGTCTGTGAACATGATGAAGTACACGATGGAGTTAAAAGATTTGGTCAAATGGTGTAAACTTATAGCTAAACATAACAAGGATTAATTATGGCAATTAAAGATAAAACAATGAGACAAAGGAAAGAGGAATTTGTACAGCATTTCTTAGTGACAAAGAACGCTACTGAAGCCGCAAAAAGGTGTGGGTATTCAGAGAAGAGTTCTTATAATCAGGGGTACAGATTGATGAACGATGATGAAGTTTCTGAAATGCTTGCAAAAGAGTTATCTGAATCAAAAGAACGTAACCTCAGAGACCATGACAGCATCATAGAGAGGCTCAAAGAAGAAGCCTTAGGCGATGTATCAGGTCATACTGCAGGCTCTCGTGTCAAAGCCTTAGAGCTCCTCATGAAATACTACCAAATGATTGATAGTTCTCAGAAGCTTGAGGTTTCAATGAAAGACTCTTGGTTCGAGACGATTGATTTAGACAATAAAGAGAATCACCTTAATTAGGTGAGTGGCTCCTAGTTAGTGGACACTATCAACAAGAACCGCATTATTAAAGGGAGGGGGAGTGCTGGACAGGGTACCTCATATACATATATACCCATATCCCCCTATGACCTTACGGGGGGTATGTAATTTTGCAAATGCAATCTGAAAAAAATAAAATAAAAAAAATTATAAAAACCTTTAAAGCGAATCTCCCTCAATACGCTAAGCATTGTTTAAAAATTATAGATAAGCAGGGTAAATTAATAAGCTTTGAGTTTAACGAAGCACAAAAATTATTAGATAAACAGATTAATAAACAGTTAAAAGATCGTGGCAATGTTCGTATACTAATATTAAAGTCTCGTCAGACAGGTATATCTACCTACTGCCAAGCAAGAGGGTTCTGGAAAACAGTAACTGCACAGAATCCAAGAGGGTTCTGGAAAACAGTAACTGCACAGAATCAGAATGCTGTTGTGGTATCCCATCTTAATGAATCTACTAAAGCTATTTTTAGTATGGTAAGAAACTTCTATGATAATTTACCGCACCCAGTTGTTACACCAGAGTTAAAAGAATCTACAAGTAACTCAATGGCATTTACACACGGATCTAGATGGAGAATCGCTACAGCAAGAACAGGTGAAGTTGGGAGGGGTTGGACAACAAACTATCTACATGGTTCAGAGGTAGCCTTCTATCCAAACTCAGATATTATCCCTGGTCTTTTACAAACAGTACCCGAAGCAGAGTCAGAAATATTATTAGAGTCCACCGCGAATGGAGCAGGAGGTTGGTTCTACGATGCGTGCATGAGAGCATTGCGTGGAGAGGGTGAGTGGGAAATATGTTTTATACCTTGGTATATGATGAGTGAATATCGCAGGAAGGTAGATCCATACTTTGAGATAGAGCGTGAAGAGGAAGACGTAAAGACTATGTTCGGCTTAGACGATGAGCAAATAATGTTTAGGCGTTTAAAAATACAAGAGCTGGGTGGAGAAGATTTGTTTAGACAAGAGTACCCGTCTACCCCGCAGGAAGCGTTTTTAACAACAGGTAGATTATTTGTTGAGCCGAAGTTTATAGATCAAGCAGCGGTTGAATGCTTTACCCCGATTTCCCGATACGATGTGCGAGAGAATGATTTCATGCCACACGAAAAAGGGCTATTAAAAATTTTCGAGAATCCAAAGGATTCTTTGAGATATTGCATTGGTGTAGATGTTGCAGAAGGTTTGGAGCACGGAGACTATTCTTGCATCCAGGTGCTAGATCATATGGGCTACCAAGTTGCCACATGGACTGGGCACGTTGACCCGTTTGACTTAGCTCACATAGTTGCCAAGATTGCACACTTCTACAATAAAGCTTGGACGCTCATTGAAAGAAACAACCACGGGCTTACCACCATCCGAAAAATACAAGAACTAAATTATCCTAATCTTTATGTAGAGCAAAGTGTAGATGATGCATATGTAGACCGCTTAACCAGACGTGCAGGTTTTTTAACTACAAGCAAGACAAAGCCCTTAATTATTGATAACTTAGTACACTTACTACGACAGGGAGAAAGTGGTATAGTAGATATAGAGCTCATTGACGAACTCAGAACATATGTCGTTGATGCCCGTGGAATAACAAATGCCCAGCAAGGGTGTTATGATGATAGAATAATGGCATATGCTATTGCTTTATTCGGATTGAACAGTATGCCTAGAAAACATAGGCAGAACTTTAAGAGAGTAAAGAAACAATTTTTTTAAAAATATATGAATAAAGAATTAGGACCCGAAGGAATCTCAGCAGCCGTAGAAGCTACTGAAGAAGAGCAATACGAACTAAATTCATTAGGAGTTATACTTGAGTCTAAATATACCGAGTATAAAGATGCTCGTGATGATATCGAAGACAATTGGATTGAAGACCTAAGAGCATTTATGGGTCAGTATGATCCAGAGGTATTAGCCAAGATACAATCTAAAGGCGAGAGATCACAAGTGTATGTTGGTCTTACTCGAACCAAGGTGCTCGCAGCCTTCTCAAGAATTACAGATTTATTATTCCAACCTGGACAAAAATTCTTTTCAATTGAAGCAACCCCAGTTTCCAAACAACCACTTGTTGCTCAAGAGCTAACCGAACAAGCTGCATTAGAAATTATGCAAGCTGCCGAAGTAGTAGACCCTGGATTAGTCGATGACTTAATACAAGCAAGATTGGCAGAGCTACAAGAAGAGATAGCGTTAGAGACAGAAAGCAGAGTAGAGAATATGGAAGAGGCTATTTTAGATCAAGCTGTTGAAAGTAATCTAGAAGGCAAAATGAAAGACGCTATTATGGAGCAAGTTATTTTTGGCACTGGTGCCATGAAGGCGGGAACTCTAAGAATAGATAAAGACCATAGATGGATTAAAGGCGAAGAAGGATTTAATTTAATATATGAAGAAAGTCCATTCCCCGAAATGGAAGCTGTATCAGTATTTGATTTATATCCCGATCCTCATGCCACCAGTATGGATGACCTAAGAGATATCTTTAGAAGACATATTATATCTAGAAAAGAGTTTAGAGACCTAAAAGATTTTCCAGGTTTTAATGAAGATTTAATTAATGAGTGTATCGAAATGAATCCCGAGGGAAACCATGACGAAGCACAACATGAAAAAGACAGAAGACAAATTGCAAATGTAAATGATAGATCTTCTGAAACACATAAGTTTGAACTCTTAGAATATTGGGGTTCAATTAATGGTTACGACTTACAAGACGCTGGTGCAGACTTTGGCGATGAAGACGATCTTGCACAAGAGTATCACGCTAATGTATGGATAGTAGATGGTAAAGTTATTAAGGCTCAACTTAATCCATTACCAGGTGGCATAATACCTTACTTTATATTCCCCTATGAAAAGAACCCTCACGCATTTTGGGGTACTGGCGTACCTAGAATGATGAGAGATTCACAAGCCACTATGAATGCAGCTACAAGAATTTATTTAGACAACGTAGCTTTATCTTCTGGTCCTATGGTTGAAGTTAATACTGACATCATGGCTTCAGGAGAGGATCCAACAGAGTTATATCCTTGGCGTGTATTCTTAAGAGAGGGTGGTGACGGAAATCAACCCATGGTTAGATTTTATCAACCACAGTCAAACTCACCAGCACTTGTATCAGTTATAGAATTATTTAGAAGATTTGCCGATGAGACTACGGCACTTCCGTCCTATACTCACGGACAGACACAAAGCTCACTCAACAGAACTGCCACAGGTATTTCTATATTAATGAGTAACGCAAACATAGTCTTAAAATCAGTTATTAAAAACATTGATGACTACCTTACCAAACCAATGATACGTTCTTTATATGATTGGAACATGACATGGAATGAAAATGAAAATGTTAAATCAGATATGCGTATTGTCGCTAAAGGATCCACAGCCCTTATACAGAAAGAAGTACAATCACAAAGATTGTTACAGTTCCTTTCTTTAATCAATAATCCAATGGATGCACAAATGGTTAATAGAGAAAAACTATTAACTGATATTGCCAAGTCCTTGGACATTGATCCAGAAGAAGTAATTAAATCACAAAAGGAGTTAATGGATGAGCAAGCATTACAACAAGCTATCCTTGCCAGCCAGCAAGGCGGTCAAGTTGATCAAGTCCCAAATGGGGACGGAATGGTCGGTCCTGATGGACGAAATGGAGTCCCTTCGCCAAATGGAGCGGGACCAGTTGGAAATAACGGACAACTACCGCTTTAGTCAAGGACGTTGCGACATTCTTAAGTTTATAGTATCTTTAGATACAATTGCTGATAAAGTAATTAATTCGTTAGGCTCCAAAAGGGATACACCTAACATATATAAGTAATTTTAATCGACACCCCCAACAAAAGGACCGTTAAAATGGAAAGAGAAAAAACTAAAGGCGAGTTAATCGCTGAAAAGCTTGAAAAAGAAGCTGATGAGATGTTGAAACAAATTCAAGACTCTCAACAGGAATCTGAACCAGAAGCCAAAGGGTTAGCTACCGAAGAGGCAGAAGAGCAAGACACCCCTGAAGAAGTTGTAGAAGATGTGGAAGCTTTACCCGATGAATCTCAGGAAACTGAAGAAGCGTCTGATCAGCAAGAAGAAGAGATTCAGGAAGAACTAACTAAATCCGATAAGGGTTTGTTGTCTGCCGAACAGTGGGAAGAAAGGTACAAAAATGCTCAGGCACGAATGACCAAGGCTACCCAGAGAGAAAAAGAACTTGAAGCTAAGATTGCTGAAATGTCTAATAAGATAACAGCGATTGAAAGCATGAAGTCTGAAGCTCGTATTGAGAAACAGAAGGAAGAGGTTAATGTAGATCTAGGTGAGATTATGAAAGATTACCCAGAAATTGTTAAACCACTTCAAAGTTATGTCGATGCTCGCATCGCGACTGTGGATCAAAAAATGCAACAGGCTACAGAAGAGGTCTTAAAATCTCAACAGGAAGAAGCAGACAGGAAGCATTATGCAGCTATTGCAGACGTGCATCCCGATTGGAAGTCTATATCAGCTAGTGATGATTTCACTATATGGTTAGAAAGACAATCTAGAATGTGGCGTAATGCCGCATCCGATGGTGATGCCCAAGATGTTGTAGCACTCTTATCAAAGTATAAACAAGATTTAGGTTTAGTTTCCAACAAAGTTTCCAAAAAGGAATTAGTGGAAAAGGCAAAACAAAATGTTGAACCTTCACTCTCTAAAGCCAGGAAGCAAAACGTAGGTAGTAGTAAAAAAATATGGACTGCCCAAGAGATTGGTAAACTTTCTGATAAAGAATTTATAAAGTTTGAGAAAGACATTGATCAAGCTTATGCTGATGGAAGGGTTAGATAAATAAATATTTACTACTTTTTAAATAAACTTTTATATTAAGAGGTAATTAATATGGCATATTCATCTTCAGGCGGGAGCTTTAGCTTCGCAGCTGGTGAAAATCATTTTATACCTGAAGTATTCTCTAGAAAGTTACAAGCTAAGTTTTATGCTCAGACCATGTTGTCTGAAGTTACAACTAACGAGTACGAAGGAGAAATTTCAGGGTTAGGTAACAAAGTAAACATAAGAACAGTACCAGCAGTCTCAGTTGCTGATTACACAGGATCTATTTCCTATTCAGATGTTACTTCATCTACCATTGAGTTAAACATCGACAAAGCTAAAAGCTATGCTTTTAAAGTTGATGACATCCTAAAAGAGCAAGCCGATATCGACTTTCTAAATGAAGCAGCATCTGATGCAGCTCAAAACATGAAAATCGCTATTGAGCAAGATGTGTTCGCTAACGTAGCCGCAGGTTCGTCTTTAACAGACATCAACGCAACACCAGCAAACATCACATCTTCTACTGTTTTAGGGCACATTCTCGATGCAGGACAGCAACTTGATGAAAACAATATTCCTGAAGAAGGAAGATTCATGATCATCAACCCAGCTGTTGCTACATTGTTAAAGCAGTCAGAACTTAGACAAGCATACTTAACTGGTGACAATGTTTCACCATTAAGAAATGGCTTTATTGGAACAGTTGATAGATTCAACATGTATGTATCTAACAACTTAAGCACAGCAGCTGGAGTAACATCTGGTCTGTATGGGCATCCAAAAGCGATTGCTTATGCTTCTCAAATGACTAACACTGAAACTGTAAGACTTGAGTCTTCATTCGGTGATGGCGTTAGAGGTCTAGCTGTTTACGGATACAAAGTTATCCTACCAACAGCGATTGGTGAATTTAAGTTACAAGTAGCTTAATTTAACTTGGGGGAGTTTCGGCTCCCCCTTTTTTTTGTTTTTTCCCCACTAGCTTGTATCTATGTTTTTGTGATAACTTAAGCATAGTTATAATTAAACGAGGCTACTATGACAAAAGACGAACTGATTAAATCAGCAAAAGAGAACTTCAATGTTTCTCTCAACCCAAAGGACAAACTTAAAGACTTAGAACAGCAATATGCATCTCTTGAAAGCACATTAGTTGTTGAAGAAGAAGTTGTTGTTGAATCTAATTCTAAAGATCCAATAGCTTCAAGAGGCGAGCACGGGAAGATTCTTCCATGGAGCCCTCTACATAGGTCAGACTTCTGGACTTTTATTTATGATAAAGGATCTTTAACAAAAGAAGAGAAAAAAATATTGGGTTTATAAATGGCAACTATTAAAGTAATTGATCTTATTAATAAGGCTGAGGAGATACTTCAAGATACATCTAATGTTAGATGGTCTCAACAATCTCTTTTAAACTATCTTAATGATGCACAAAGAGAAATAGTTTTATTCAGACCAGATGCAAATACGGTTAATGCATCTTTTACTTTGATAGCAAATACTGCAAAACAAAGTTTGCCAAACGCAGGACTTAGACTTCTTTCAATCTATAGAAATTCAAGCCCTACAACCAAACCAATAACTAATATTGAGAGAAGGGTTTTGGACGATCAAATAGAAGATTGGCATGGCACAACAGGGACTAATGTTGAACATTATGTTTATGATCCCCTGGACCCTAAAATTTTTTATGTATATCCACACACCACAGCGTCAGACGCAACAATAGAGATTGTTTATAGTTCTGCTCCAACAGATATAACTATAAGTAATTTTACAACTGACACAACAGTCATAGCTTTGGATGATGTATATGCAAATGCAATTTTAGACTTCATGTTGTATAGAGCTTATCAAAAAGACACTGAATATTCTGGTGACTTGCAAAAGTCAGGAGTCTACTCACAATCTTTTCAAAACTCAATAGGAATTAAAAATCAAGTTGATGCAGGTTCAACACCAAGACCATCAACACCAACACAATAATATTAAATGGCAGTATCAAAAAAAATAGAAACTTTAGTACCAAAAGTTAAGAGAGAGGCACCTAGCTGCCCGTCGTTTATCGTTGTTGAAGAGTTAAGAAATACTATTATAGATTTTTGCGTAAGCACTGATATTTATTTATCAGACCTAACGCTCTTGCAAGTCATATCAGGTATTAATGAGTATGAGTCATCAGATCTTGATATTCCAGTTGGCACAGAGCTAAATCACATTATTGATTTTTATTTTGAGTTTGGTGAATCAGATAACCAGATAACAGAAAAAAGTTTAGCAAGATTAGAGCCAAAGTCCTTAATAGGTACACCATCACTCATAGATGCATATGGAAAAGGAAAACCAAAATATTATGCACAAAGAAATCAAGAAACTATTTTATTCGCACCCACTCCCGATAAAAATTATTCGTTTTATGCTTTATACAGTTTAAAACCAACATCTACAGCAACAACGATTCCTAACATCATTGTAAATGAGTACCAAGAAACTATTGTTCATGGTGCCTTATACAGACTACAAATGATGAAAGACAGCCCTTGGAGTGATATACAGGCAGCAGACCTTAATAAAAGAATGTATGATAAGGGTGAGGCACAGGCAGTTAGAAAATCTAAATATGGTCTTGTTGGTGCCCCTCTAACAGTTAAATACCAGGAGTTTATGTAATGGCATATTCAACAACAATAAAAGTAGTAGTTGGTGATACGCACCCAGAATTAAATTTTACTCTTACAGATTCAAATACCGCAGCTAGTGGAAAAACTTTAGACGCAGAGGATCCAACAACATTTGCTCCAATAGATCTAACAGGATCCACAACAAGGGTAAGGATTAGAAAGATCGGGACTACAACAATATTAGATACTATTGTTTGCTCTATTACCAATGCAACGGCTGGAAAGTGCTCTATGGTTTTTACATCAAGCACTTTTACCGCAGCAGGATTTTACGAGGGAGAAATAGAAATAACCAAATCAGATGGTAATATACAAACAGTAGGGGACCTTATTAGATTTAATGTAAGAGATGATTTTGACTAATGGCTATAAAGTTAGTTGTAGGGTACCAAAGCCTACAAGCAAGTGTTAAAACCCAACAGGCTACTCTAGCTGCCGAGGTATCAGAAGCAAGTACACCCTCCCTATTAAACTTTGTAAACTTAAATCTAGCAGTAGATAATTTAAACCTATACGCTGATATTCTATTAGATTCTGACACTAAAAATATTTACTTTACTGGATCAAATCCAAACGTAGCTATCCTTTCCATATCAGAACAAGATGTGATATCTTTTAGCAAAAGTGTTAATGATACTCTAGCAATATCTGAGACTATAGATATTAAATTTATTGCTAGCTCGAAGAGTGTTTTGAATACGGCTGCACTTAATACAGGTGCCCTTAACTAGGAGTTAGAATGATAGTCGATAATTTTCAGCTAAAAGGAAAATTAGAAATTAAGATAAATAATCAGGTTGTTGCCAAGGTTCCAAATATTGTTGTGAATAATGGTAAGGATTTTGTAGCATCTAGAATGAAAGACGCTACCGCAACCGTTATGTCTCATATGGCTATAGGCACAGGAACAACTTCTGCGGTGGCTGCGAACACTACCCTAGAGACAGAGCTTTCAGGAAGCAGAACAGCCTTAACTTCAACGACAGTTTCGAGCAATGATGTAATTTATGTTGCAACCTTTGGACCTGGTGTAGGCACGGGTGCGGTCACAGAGGCAGGTATTTTTAATGCTTCTTCAGGTGGAACTATGTTATGTAGAACAGTTTTTGCAGTTATTAATAAAGCGGCATCTGACTCTATGACAATCACCTGGACAGTAACAGTAAGTTAAATAAAAGAGGTAATTAATGGCAATTGTCTTTCGCAATAATGCAACCACAGCACTTGCAAGTGATATTACAAATAGTGCTACAAGTATAACCGTCACAGATGGATCTAAACTTCCATCTATTACAGGCAGTGATTATTTTTACTGCACCCTTGATGATGGAACAAATAACGAAATAGTAAAAGTAACAGCAATAAGCGGTAATACCCTTACTGTTGTTCGTGCACAGGATAATACAACAGCAAGAGCCTTTTCAACAGGAGATCTGGCAGAGCTCAGATTAACAGCAGCTGTTTTAGAAACCTTTTCACAATTAGATGCAGGAGAAATAACTGCTGATGAATTTATAGGAGATCTTCGTGGTGCTGTAATATTTAAGGCACAAGCGGGTGAGTCCTTGTCCAAAGGTGATGTAGTTTACGTTTCTGGTATTACTGGGAATACGCCAGTCATTTCCAAGGCAGATGCAGATGTGGCTGCAAAAATGCCAGCCTTCGGATTGGTTTTAACAACCGCATCATTGAATGCTTCTACAGAAGTAGTTACTTTTGGTACTATTTCAGGGGTTGATACCTCCGCATTTAGTCTTGGTGATACATTATATGTTTCTACAACTCCTGGTAACTTAACAGCAACTAAGCCAGCAGGAGAATCTGCATTAATACAAAATATAGGCAAGGTTCAAAGAGTTCATGCAAGTGCTGGATCTATCAAGGTAGGTGGTGCGGGGAGAACAAATGATGTCCCCAACCTTAATGACGGAAACATATTCATAGGAAATGGATCTAATCAATCATCCACCGCATCATTAAATACAAAGGTAGAGGAATACTTAGATGGTGGAACTTCTACTCCAACTTTCTCAACCTTAAATGTAAGTGGTAACACAACACTGACAGGTGACCTTACTGTTAACGGAACAACAACAAGTTTAAATACTAATACCCTGGACGTAGAGGACAAGAACATAACCCTGAACTATTCAACAGGAGATTCTTCAGCAAGTGCAGATGGTTCTGGTATAACTATTCAAGATGCTGTAGATGCAAGTACAGATGCTACGATTCTTTGGGATGCTGCCAATGATCAGTTTGATTTCTCACATGGTATAACACTACCAGACAACAAAAAAGCCATATTCGGCACAGGCTCAGATTTATCTATATTCCATGATGGTGCTAATAGTTTTATTGATGATTCAGGAACAGGTAATCTTTACATTAGAGCTAATAATTTATGGCTACAAAAATATACTGGTGAAACCTTTATAAAAGGTGTAGCTGATGCAGAGGTAACTCTTTATCACAATAATCAACCCAAACTAGCTACAACCTCAACAGGAATTGATGTTACAGGAACAGTTACTGCAGATAATGAAATAAATATAGAAAACAGTTCAGGTTATGGGCGTATAGAGATTGGTGGAACTTCTGGAGCTTATCTTGACCTTAAAGCACCAAGCTCTGACGATTACGATGTTAGGTTAATTACCACAGGAACAAGCGGAGAACTTCTGTTTCCTTCTGGAAGTTTTGTATTTAAACGAGGCTCTCTTCAAAAACTAGCTGTGACCTCAACAGGCATAGACGTAACAGGAACAGTTAC